TCTGGTCATTTATCCATTTTGATTTATCACTCCAATCAAACCCTGATAACGCGTAATAGGGTTTATAATCTCTAATTATTTGAGCCCTATTTGGATGTGCAGTTACTTCATCTATCAACCCGTCACCATCAGTATCATATCCATCAATAGAACCATCTCTATCGTAATCAATAGGTCGGACCGTATAATCTGGCTGGAGATTTAATAAATCTTCATCTGGAGTATCAAATGGTGGGTCGTATAATCCTAACTCTTGGTCATCTTCCATCATCTTAGTTAGTAAAGCGTGTCTTTCTTCTTGAGTTGGAGATTTTTTTCCACTATCTTCGTATATTTGATAATTTTTTTCCACTAATGGGTCATTCTCACCATACATATTTTTCTTACCAATCAATCCATTGAATGCAATGATAAGTGCAACTGCAAGGGGGTCAAACACAAATACTATAATGAATATAAAAAATTTAACAACGGAGTTAAGCGGTACGTTAAACGCTTCTGCTACAAAACGAAATCCACCAACTTCCTTTTCTAATTCTATATTGTTATTTTTAATTACGTTTATAGAATCTAATGCTGCGTTATTTTTAATAGTTAATTCATCTATTCGATTTGATATGGAACTGATTTCTTTATCTGCAGAACGAATCATCTGAGATACTCTTGATGTAGATTTATCTTTATCAATTTGTTTAGATAAATTACTCTCTTGAGAATTACGAATATTTTGTTGGTTAGTTAACTGAGTAGTGTATCTGGTTATCTCTGCATCATTCTTAGTGATTTGAGTTTGATAAACTGCAATATCCCTATCCACTTTTTGTAATCCTAAATTTTGTTGTTGGAATGCATTAGAAAGATATCCAAAAATACCGGCAGAGGTAATCAACATAAGAATACCCACTGCACTTGTTAGATACCATTTGTTAAACCCACCGATATCATCCCACTTTTGTTTTAGATAAGTGGCTACAACTAATTTAGCAAATTCTAATGAACCTGCCATTACCATTACTGAAAGTGAAGCTCCGGCAAATAGAACACCTAATCCCGTTACCGAAAAGTACGCAGCACATCCAGCAACGATTACTGCTGATAATCCGACCAAATACTTTAACCAATTCATTTTACGATAAATCTACGATGTTTGTTGTTAGTTCTACTAGTTTTTCAATTTCATTTGATAACTTAATGGCTTCTGCTTGATTAGCAGGACGTTCGCCCTTTAACATTTCTGCGATAACTTTAGCTCTTTTAGTAATTGCTTCTAAATTTTCCTGAGCTCTCATTTTGTATTCTGATTTCATAATTTGTATTTAAATGTACACCTATAAATATGTCTGATATGAAAAAGAGGTAATTTATATATTTATATATTACCAAATTGGTTATATTAGGGTTTTTGAAAATGGAACGTTATTATTTTCATTTTTAATAAATTCTGAATAAGGTTTCCAATCTATTCCCATTTGGACGTATTGTAATTCAGAATTACACCTATTTGTAATATCAACCTTACTTATATCTATCGTTTTAGCATATTCCCCAGTCATCCACCAAAAATTACCAGAATACATTATATTTGTAGGATTGATTACTGTTTCTAATAAAACACCATAGGTATTAAACGTACTACTATTTAAAACATTAAATACATTATCAATATATTGAATATTGTATAATTGCATCACATTTCTCCATCGGATAGATTCGGAATCGGTTTGTTTAGTTGCCCCCTTTGTGTGTAGGTAAAAAATATAATCATTATCATTAAATAATGGTTTATCTCTTTCTATTAAATTTAAAGTTACAAACTCATTACCCATTAATTTAGTATCGCCAATTATAATTCTTGAATCGTACTCATAAATTAATTTAATTATATCATCTAATGAGTTGTTATTTTCTGATATTGAAATACCAATAGTTAATGAGTATGGTTGATTAATATATTTTTTTATTAATGTCAGTTGTTCATTTATTATAGATTCAATGTCATCTATAAGGTATATGTGGTAATATATTCGTATCATATTAATGATTTATAATAATTTATTTTCATATTTCTTTAATGTAAAGATATTTGGGTATTTAATTGACACCCAATCAAATAATTTATTACTGTATTGATTATTATGTAATTTACCTGGATGTGAACCATCCGCACCAAAATCTATAAAGGGCGTATATGATATAATAAATTTATTATTATCAATATAATCAGTATCTACACTATTCCATATAAATGGAATTTTTTTATTTTCTAAATAATTTGTTATCAATAAATGATTTTTATACCAATTTATATAATCATCACTATCGTTTTGTAATCCCTCTTTTAGTTTTTGTATGGTCTTTCCTTCTTCAGTTTCTTCTAAGTATCCCCAACTTTGAGTGGGAATGTATGGTTCTATTTGTTCAGATTGTGTATATATTTCTCTTCGATGATTAAATGTATATAAAATTAAAACTAAATCTGGTTTGATTTCATCACAATATGAAATCAAACATCTTGAAATATAATCATTACTTCTTCCACTTACTCCAAAATTTAAATTAACACTATTTGGTATATGTGAACAAAATTGTGCGGGCCAAGTTTCATTATTATTTACACCAACCCCTTCCGTTAAAGAACATCCGATAGACATAACCTTTAATCCTTTTTTATGTATCGAATCCCCCCTAAATCCTAATTCATTATAACCATAAGTACATAATCCCGTATTATCACTTCCACATGTTTTATATGTTTTATTTATTCTTCCTTTTAATGAATATTTGTAAGATGCAATCTCAAACCCTTCCGAATTCCAATATTGTAATGGTTTCATATTAATTTATTTTATCTAATTCTGTTGATAAATTGATTATGTAAGTGTATTCCTCTTTACTAAATAATATTTTTTCTCTTAAAATCATGTGTTAAAGTATATGTGTCTTTTCTATATTTTTTATCATAATCAAGTATATCCAAATGGGTTGGGTTTTCAATATTTAAATATCTAATCACCCTATTAATATCTGTTTTATTAATATATACATTTTCATATGTTATTTGAAATAAATTTTTATTTTTTAAACGGGTTTTTAAATGTTTATATTTATAACTCGTTTCTATTATTTTATTTTTATTATCGTTAATCCACTCATTTGTTATTTCATATGGCTCGTGCCATTTACTTTTATTATCCGCATTAAGAAAACTTATTGCTGTATCAATGCTATTTTCCCTTCTTAAACAAATAACCTTATCAAATTTATTAATATCATTATCTGATGGCCAATATGCTTCTATAACTATTTTTCTAATTATTTTATTTTTTTTAAATATAGAATCAAATGTGTTTTTGTCATATGGGGTTTCATCTAATTCAAAATTCAATTCTTTAGATATCCATTTACATAATGTAGTAGAACCACATCGTGTATGAGATAAAATTAAAATCTTCATTACATTAAAGTTTTTTTTGTAGTATCAATGAACTCATATAAATTATGAAAAAGGTATCCGTTTTTCCATATCTTATTAAGTTCTTTTTTAAATAACTGATGTTCTGGGTGTTCCATATTCCACACTTGTTTTAATTTAAATTCACCCTCCGAAAATGTACCCCAATTAGTTATTTTACCAAAGAATACGTTTACTTTTTTACCAAAAATAGAATACATTAGGTTATAAAACGTTTCCATTTCCATATAGTTACTATCTTGTACAACAAATGATGTTTTAACTGATATTGGTAGGGTGCTTATAAATTTAAGATTATTTAATAAAGTTTCCCAATTTCCACCTATTCTAGTTTTATTTTCATAAGTATCACGCGTTCCTGCATCTATTGATATTTCACAAGTATGTACAAATTTATGAATGTTTGGCATACTATCCCACATCTCTTTATTCCACATTGATGCGTTAGTATGAAGATGTATGGATTTTAAATTAGGATATTTTTTAGGATTAAAATTTCTTAAATAATTTCTAAACCCAACAGATACAAATGGGTCACCGGAGCCGGTAATGTATAATGTTTTTACATGCTGTGAATAATAGTTATCAATATCTTCAATTGTTTTTTCAACTCGTTTTATACCTTGACTATTTTCTACAATTAAATCTACTCTACAAGAAGGACATTTATAATTACACGTCCTATCAAAATTCATTACCACATTATCGGGTGTGTTATTTTTTATAATAGGACTATTAATATTTGAATCAGATTTTAAAATAATAGGTCCTGATGTTGTTCCGTAGTTTACTAATTTACTTAAATAGGGACAAAGTTCTTTACTACAATATTTAAATGAACCATCTAATATAGAATTTCTAATATCGATAATTGGTTCACTATTCCATATATCTTTTAATGGAATTTCACCAATTTCTACTTTATTTGGTAACCACGATGGACAACAAACAAAACAAACATTATTATGTATTTCTAATGAATTAAAGGGAACACTACAAAAATAATTTTTTAAATTTATTTTAGATTTCATTTCATAACAATTTAACTAATGAAACCAAATACTTAGTAGATATTATTCTCCTAAATGTTTAACTTTAATTGCAGATACAACCGCTTCAAATGCTGCAGCTATTTTTGTTTTTAAGTCATTAGATATCGGACCAGTAACCACTTTAACTAATTGTGCAGGTCTTGCTACTTTTATTTTTTCTACTTTTGCCATGATTTTATTTTTATTTGAATTATTTATACTTTGGGATTAGAACTATATTACCTATATAACTTATTTCTGACCTAAACAGGTTGGGCAATAGGATTGATAACAATAATTACCACAATAACTCCAACTACACCAACAAGCATTATGCATTACAGCAAAATCACTATCTCCCACATCCACTAAAAATAAATCGGATGGTGCAAAATCTAAAGTATATATTGTTTTACTTTCATATATCATCTCTAAATTAGAAATTTCTATTGCCCTTAATTCAGTTGTATTTGAATCAGTTACAACTATTTTATCACCAATATAACATTTATTTATTACCTCCCATCTGGTTTCGGTCGAGTCTTTTTCCTCAATAAAAAAAGTAGAATTTGGGGCTTCTGTCCAAGTTCGTCCATCTACTAACGTAACATTTACCATCACCATTTCTACTGATGCTGATACCATACCTATTAATTCAGATTGTATTGGTGTTAACGTATTATTTAATTGTGATAGTGTACCAGTCCATCCAAATGTGGCAATATTATTTGTAAATGTGGCCGCTTCGTTTTCATTTGTATCGGTAAAGTTAATAGAACGAATATAATCACCTAATTGAATAATATCAACATCTACTAAAGTACCATCATATTTTAAAATATTTGAATCGTCATCTGTATGGTAGTCGTTTCCTTCTACTCGATTCCTAATAGATTTTGTAATATATTTATGTCTAGTTTTTTGATTAAACTTTCTAGTATCAGAAATAAATTCATCCTCACTAAATATAAGTGGTAATCTAGTAGAATGAGTATATCCACCCATATTAATAATATCTAAATCAGAGCCGTAAATAATATCAATACTCCTTATTGTTGAATACCTACCATCTACTACATTATCTTCAGAATATATAAATTCTTGAACTAAATACCCGTCTTCAACGGAATCAATAACTTCAGATAATTGGATTGAATCAGAAACATTATATATTGCAGGATATACCATAACATCATACAAAGCCTGATTTGATTTTACTACAAGATTTGGTTTTGTCGTGGTGTAATCTACGTCATCTAAGGTATTTAAATTTAATTCTTCAGATGTAAAATATGTTTTTGGAATATATGCAGACCCACTCATTAAGTTAAAAAACTCAAATTTATTAGCACAATATAAATCATCTACTAATGCGGTCGTATCAAACGCTTGTCTTAAAATAAATTTATAAGATGCATCTTCTATATATGGGACAGTAACCGAATTAGTTGGTACAATATGTTCGTTAAAAGTTATATTGTTTTCTAAACATTTAGTTTGTAATATATTACGAAATATGTGCGGCTCATCTGAAGGTGTAAACGCCTTCCCTTCAGTCCATATATAATGAAATTCAGTAATATTATTACTGGTTAATACATTAAATAACACTGTATAATCTAATAAGTTTGCACCGGCATTAGAGATACATGTATTAGTGTTTATTTCTATAATTTTAACTGAACCATTTTGTTGTAGCAAATCACTACCAATTATTGTTGCTTTCATAATTTTTATTCTATTTATGTATAAATATGTGAATTACTAATTTTAATTAAAATATTACATTAAGGTTTTGTTTACTTTATCTTCTTTTGGTTCTATATACCCAAAATCGGTATTTTCCCATTTTTTTGCTGGGCAGGCGTTGTAGTTTGTTGAGAACACTTTCTTATTCAAAGGGCACCCACATTTTCCACAAAGGGCACTCCATTTTAACCCTTTTATTGTTTCTTTTCTAAATTCACACCCCAAACATACTTCGAGTCTTAATTTAGCTAACTCCTCTTGTTTTGGTGTTGGATTATATGAAATTATCCAAGCATCAAATATTTCTTTATAATTAATAGTAGGTATTTTAATCATCTTATATTAGTGTCATTTTTGTTTCAAATAATTTATTGTGTAGGAATCCAACTAGTGTAAATCGTGCACCAATACAATTTTCTACTTTATGTGATTCTTCTTTAGTAAAATATACAATAGTTCCTATTTTGGGGGTTATAGATATTTCATCAAAGATTAATTTGCCTCCGGTATAATTATTGTTTAAAAAAATAACAAAAGAGTAGTTATTTTTATGTGCATGTTTAGTTTTTACTTGTACGATACTTTCGTCTGTGCGTTGTATCCTAAGTTTTTTAAAATCACACCTTTCAAATTTGGGAATAATATCTATAACTTTTTTTAAATATGGAATTAAATCAACACCAAAAAAGTGATAGATATTATCATTTACATTCATAACATTTATATCGTCCCATAAATTAATAACAGAATCACATTGTTGTGGTGTTATGTAGTTATCAATAATTTTAATCATTTTATATTAGTGTCTTATTAGTTTTTGGTATATCATAGAAATCATAAATACTATTGTACCTTTCTTTGAAATTTTGATTTAGTTTTAGAGAACACTCCATATGTTGGCTAGAATTAACTTGTTTTAGGTTAAATTCTTTTCCAATTTTATTTGAGACCCATTTTTCCATAAGATTTAATTCTTTAATATCAAACCAAATAATATCCTTGTCGTGATTGTGCCAATATGATGATGGGGTTATTAATATATTAATTACGTTAACTATATATTCTTCGGAATATAAGTCCATAAGTTTAGATGGTCTAGCAGGATTTTTAATAAATTCGTTTTTTAATAAAAAATCGTTTATTATGTTAAGTCTATTCTCATTAGAGTATAAATCTTCTGTTTTAAAAAAAAATAATTCATCTAAACTTATATTTTTAAAAAAATCATAAACCTTGTGTGCGTTAGCCCTTTTCAAATCAAAAAGAATATGTTTATATAATGAATAAAAAGTATCGTGTCTATCCCTTTTAACAGCAATTACGGGATATTGAAATCCAAACTTTTCTCTAAGCAATTGTAACTCCTCATGTCCATGTGTAATTAACTGCATTATATGTTTTTCATCTATATTTTCAAAATTAATTTTAGAATTTATTTTTCCCCATTCTGAATTTATACTTTTTATTTCTAAATCGTGTAATATACAAGAATAATGAAATGAGGTTGACCCACATCTTGGTAAATTTACATATATAAACTTATTATCTACTAACATTATATTAACGATTTTTCCTTCTTAATAAAATCAAATCCAACATTTCCCGCTATAACGATTCTATCAATTGTTGAATTAGGTGCGTTATTAGGTGCGTGAGGCATATCCGCCTCCATAATAATCAAATCATCTTCTTCAGGTCGAATCCAATATTCGTTTTTATTTTTACCTCTGAAATATAAAACGCCATCTTCCCCATCCATAACATCTGGCATTTGTATGTAGTAAACCCAAGTATAGTGAGGAACAAATTGTTTATTACCTTTACTTATATCGGTATGGATATGGTATTTATCAATACCTTTTAGTTCTTCGTGTTTGAATTGAATTTGAATTGGATTAATAGAACGTACCATATTAACCCACGTCTCCATATTAATTTTATTATGAGTTATATTTTTTTCTTTATAAATTTCTTTACATTTATCAATACCAATTTGAATTATTTCATCTAACTTCGTTTTTATATCAATACTACCATCAAAGTTAATATTTTTATTCCATTCCATTGTGTATCCAAATCCATCAGTTCTATTTTTAGTTGCAGATTCTATTACTAATTTAGTCTCATCTAATAAAATAGATTTATCCAATAATCTATTTAATTTGGTTTTCCAAATATATGTGGTTTCATCAAAATATATTTTTTCCATACTTTAAATTATACTTTTAGTTTGATTATCTATAAACCCAAAAAAAGCCACCAAACTATATCTTACTCCATTAGTAATAGGCAGGACTCTATGTTGTAACTGATTATTCATAATAACTACTAAATTTTTTTGTGGAATAATTTTTAATTTATTATTGGTATCATTAATATATTCTAACTCCCCTCCAATATAATCATCATTTAAATATAATATTAATGAACACGGCGATATATCTTTATGAAAATTATCATTTTTATTAGAGTTACTATCAATTTTATTAATCCACATTGATTTTAATTCTAAATTAGTGTATAATTTAGTTTTAATATATGATTCTATCCCCATAACAATATTATATATTAAGGGGTCTTTTAAATCTAAAAATTGTCTAAAATAAAAATTTGTACTATTTTTTTCGTTGGTTGGTGATTCAGATAAAATAAAATTATTACATTGTTTATGTAAAAATTCCATATCAGCATCACTTATTACTTTACTATTTTTATCTACTAAAATCATACTATATTAAATTTTGTTTTTTTGAATTAGTTTTAACTAAGGATATCCAATTTACCAATGAATACCTAACTCCATTCAAAATAGGAGTTACTCTATGAAGTAATCTTGAATTAAAAATATATAATGTTCCAATTTTGTTTTCTATCGGTACAATTTCACCTTTAATATTTTTTATTTCTAATATACCTCCGTTGTATGTATCGTTTAACTGAATTACTATCGATGTAAATCTATCTCTATATATGGTATCGGTACTATCAGTATGCCAATCAAAATACTCACCTTCTTTATATTCAGTAAATTGGAAATCCCCAAATCCAGTAACTTCCATGCCATTTATATTAAAAGTTTCTTTTAATCTTATTTTTAATCTTTCGTTTAAAAATCCCAAATCCGATATCCACCCAATCGATGATTTTCTAGTTGTTTTTGTAGACAAAGTATTAGAGTGACCACTATATACTTCGGCGTTTGATAATGTTAATTCTTTTTTACATTTATTTAAAATAAAATCACACTCTTCGGCCGACAGGAAATTTTTAAATATGTCTATGTTACCAACCATATATATAAATATATAAATAATAAAAAAAGGGTCACCTTTTGATGATGACCCTTATCACTTTTTTAAATTAGATTATCCAATTTTGATTTGAACTTTCTTTGGTTTTGCCTCATCCCTTTTATCGGTTGTAATAATTAATAAACCATTATCAAATTTGGCTTCTGATTTAGTTCCATCATAATCTTTGCCAAGTGCAAAAGTTAAATCAATGTCTTTAACCAATGAAGAACTACCTTCTTCTTTTTTTGATTTAATTAGAATTTGAGTATCAGTAACTTCTAATTTAATGTTCTTTGGGTTGTGACCTAAAACATTTAAAGTTAATTGGTATTTACCATCATCTAATATTTTACCATCATATCCATTGAATGAAAATACGTTACCATCATATTCATTGAATGAATAGGTTGATGTTCCGTTCCACTTTGGTAATTTGGATTCAAATAAATCTAATAAGTTTGTAATGTTTGCTGTGTACATAATTTTTTTTATTTTAGTTAAACAATACCCTAATAGTACAATTGTTATACCAATTGGAGTTTACTGACAATATGTCAGTATTTTAAAATTTTATTTGACAACTTGTCAGTTAGAATGGTTTACTATCTTCCCATTGTTTGTTCTCCTGTCGACAACTCATATGGTCAGCCCAATGTAGAATGTACGGAAGGTCGGTTTTTAACCTCATCTCGGGACGGAAACTAATAAAGTAAGGTTTAGTACCTTCGTTATATAATCCGTCTGCTAACATAATCCCAATCATCTCCTTTTCGGAATAGGTAATACCATATTGGTTAAGTAACCACAATGCCCTATGTGTTACATCCATATAATGGTTCTCACCATTAATTTTAAACAATGCACCTTGATTCTTTTTATGCCAATCAGAACCCTCCTCTACATAATGAGGCTGACCCTTCACTCCTAACTTACCCAAATCATGATGAAAGGCTGCGAAGAATAATTCCTCATCGGTAAAATCTACTTTCAATCCACCCTCCTCATAAATCTTTTTCATCTTATATGCGTTTCGGGCAACGTTCATCACGTGGTCTAAATATCCACCAACATATGCAGAGTGATAATGTTCTTTACTGCTTGCAGGGGCAAGAACTAATTCAGTTCCCAATTCCTCTTGTGAATACATAAACTTTAATTTCTCTAAACGTTCACCACTAAATACTTTACTTAATGCCTCAATGAATTTATCATAATTCTTTTGTAGGTCTTCTGCTGAATAGTTTTTCATATTTTATATTTTAATCTTCAATTTCTTGTCCTGTTAATGCTCTATATAGAATTTCTAATTGTTCTTCACTTTCACAATATCCTAACCCAACCGCATCTCCAATCTCAACTATATAACTTCCCTTTGGTAATTCCATATGTTTCCATTCATCATTTATTGATGATATTAAACAAGGTGCATCTTCAGATGGATTATCTTTTGGTAGAGGTAATAGATAATAGTACATTCCACTTGGAGCAGATTCCTCATCATCGCCTTCTTCCATCACCTCATCTATCTTTTCCCAACCCTGTCTTTCAAACGTTTCTTCGGTTATGGGTGTTTCTGGAAATTCTATTGGGGGTTGTTCTATACTCATTCTAAAACTATTTTAGTATATAAAATTATTTTTGATTCATAATGATATGTTTTTAATACTAATGTATCACCAATCATATTACCGGTTGGTGATATTATTGTA